TCAATATCTTTAATTGTTGGATTATAATTGAACACATGTGGTTGATCAAACATCACACTTACTGCTGCAATTGTAAAGGGCTGTGTCAAGGCCACAGCAATATCCTGGGTGGTGTTAAACATGTCTCCGCCCCAGTCCTTGGCAACGTCAACTGAGTCAACACAGGGATTATAAACTAGATAACGAAATTTTGTCATTTATTAATTGTTGGTAATGGGTAAACCCAGGTATGTTCAGAGTATCCCAGTTGAGCTGCATGCTGAGACCTAGATCAGGCACAGCATCACACACTGCATTGTACTCAGTGGTAAAGTTGGCCAGTTTGTGAAGACTATCATATTCAAATCGTCGTTGTGCCTGCATGGTGATATTTCCTCTGTGAGTGGCCCAGTTGCCCAGTAACTCGTATTCACTAAACCACTTGATAATGTTGCCTGTGCCCCAGGGAGGTACTGTGGGCATGCCGGGCACAGCATCTATAATGGCATCCAGCCATCGACGTTGAGGCCAACGTTGTTCAATATGATGTCGAAGACACACAAAATCTATTTTGCGAACAGCACACAGTTCAGTCACAAAGCAGTGCGGACTTGGATGTGGCAATCCGGTTATGGCTTCAAACACTCCGTGATAACTGCCTTGCACAGTGTCAGGCAGTATCAGCATGTTCAGCATGTTGTTTACAAACGGATTGTAGGGCTCGGTCATGAACGTGTCAGCATCATGCATGAGCATGACATCGGCATCCAGTAGATCCAGGTATGCCAATTTGATGGCTTGTTGTCGCAGCCACCATCCACGATAGTCATCGGCAAACACCCAGTTGTTTACTTCAGGATAGCGTTTGTAAATCACACTATCATGCACATACTGAAATTTTGAACTGTCGATGTTGTATTGTTCCCAGACTGGCTCAAGCTCATCGCGAGTCATGGGTGTGGCAATTATGGTACGATCTATTCCCAGAAGATTGTGATCCCATTGCATGGCAAATGCAGCATGTGGCACACGATACCGTGCCAGGAACATTACTCTGGCCACTGTCATACTTGATTGCAACTGTTGACACAGGCATACAATCTGCCGGTGTTGACGCTGGAGTTGGCCCAGGATGCTTCCACTTGATCAAACCAGGCCAGGCAATGCTCAAGGTCATGTTCAAGTGCGTTGTTTTCATGTACCAAGGGCGCCAGCTGTGAATTGCCAGCATGAGTCATCTGTCCTGGATAAAATCCTAGATAACAGCAGGGATACACTGTGCCATCCGCTGCTAGATATATTTCTCGATTGACCTTGTGTTGACAGCGTAGATTGAGATTGGGTGTGTCTTTGGGCAACTGTATGGTTCGATGATCAAACCAGGTCACATGACTCTCCAGCAAGGCTTTCAAGGGTGGAGGATCACCTGCGGTGCCAAGCCAGTGACTGAACTCTCCAGCACGAGTGTACACCGGTCCTGAGTCTCTGCCATCCCAGATATTTTCAAATCGAGCAAATCCCAGTTCCTGTGCCAGTCTACGACATTCTGCTTCCTGATGACGATTGTGATCAAATGGCACAAACCTCCAGACGGCATGGCCGCCGGCTGAGATAAATGCACGAGCATTGTCAATGATCTTGTGCCAGTCTGTGTCCTGGCGATATCGAGCATGAGTATCTGCCAGTCCGTCCAGAGCAAATCCTATCTGTATTTCAGGACGAGCAAGACGTGCCCACCAGGCAGTGGATCTTGAACTGCCATTGGTGTTGATGTTGCAACGTATGCCAGCATCAGCAAAGTAATTGGCAATTTCGACTCCGTCCCGGCTCACAGCAAAGTCCCCAAGATTGCCATTGAAGTTTATGCCATACGTGGGATTTTGAGCCAGTTGTGACAGCAACTGTGGATTGAATATGTGTGTGATATTGTCAAGATACAGTTCTGTATCAGGATAGCCTGAATTGTAGTCACTGCCACGATAGTTGCGCATACACATGGGGCAGCGAGCATTGCACCGTGTGGTTAGTTCTATGTGAGCACGGTGTATTTCACTGAGTTTGAGCATGCGAATATTTATAGGCGCACATATTGCTAAATATCATTTATGCAAGCAGAATTTGTTATGGCTCAATGTGATGTGTACTGCAAGTGGTCAGGCGAGCCGCCACGTTACAGATGCTTTGTGAATGATGAATTATTCACCGAACGCACCTGGATCTGGCAGAACCAGTATCTGGAAGAATCCATACAGATCAGTGCACCACCGGGCAAGTACACAGTGCGATATGAACTTGTGGATCCGGAACACGCAGCTATCAAGGTTCGCAACCTGCGTATTGAAACAGGCCCTGCTATTATTACTCCTCAGGGACAGGTTCAAATATATACTCCGGAGAAACCCATATGAAAGTACATGAAATAATGGAAAACGCCTCGGCAGGCGCCAGCACAAGTGGCGCGATGGCTACAACTGAAACTCCAATGGGCATGCAAACAAGGTCGGGCGGATCCATGTTGACAGGTAAATACTCTACAGATCCTACGCCTAACACGCCTAAGGAATACAAAAGGAACAAGAATGCTCGCGGACAATTTAAAAACTCTATTGGCAACTGAATACGCTTTCGTAATCAAAGCACAACAGTTTCACTGGAATGTAGAAGGCCCGGACTTTGTGCAACTGCATGAGTTCTTTGGCAATATCTACGAAGATGTCTACGGTGCAATTGACCCCACTGCCGAATACATAAGAACACTTGACGAGTACACACCAGGCAGCTTTGAACGTTACGTGGAATTGAGTATTATTTCTGGACAAACAAAAATTCCACGTGCTCGACTCATGATTGAAGAATTGCTGGCCAACAACGGTCAAATGATAGAACTCTTGGATCAATGCTTTGCCGCTGCTGAGCAAGAAAATCAACAAGGCATTGCTGACTTTGTGGCTGGTCGCTTGACTGCGCACGGCAAGCATGGCTGGATGCTGAAGAGTTTATTGAAAGACCAACGAGCATGAGTGATTCCATACACAAGATAATTGAGCGCCTGGCCTTGATTGAAGGACGGATTACTCCAGTGTCGGTCCGACACGGTCTAAACAAACAGCAACGAGATGTACCACAATTGCCTGCGCTGTTCAAACCACAATCCATAAGTCCTGTGCTCACTGCCAAGCATGATCCAAAGAATCCCTTCAAAGGCTACATGGTAGGAGACAGTGTGCAGCCTGCTAGAAACCCTCTTGAAGAAGCCATGCAAGAAGTAGAAGAAGACATGGTCAGCAAGGTCAAGGCAAATTTTGCCGACTACCTGGAAAAGCTGGAAAAAGATCATCACCTGGACAGTCACTTGGTCAGCAAGGCCAAGCGCGATCTTGAAATTGGTGACGACGAAGAAGTAGACGAAGCCACCTGGGACGCAGACGTGGCTCCTCCCAGCGATCCTGGTGACACAGAAGCAGCACACAGCATTGAAGATCATCTGGCAGCCGATGCTGCTGCACCTGCTGCACCCATGTCAGCCGTGAGCGAGTCGCCAGTAAAAACATACCCCATGGAAGATGGCTCGTGTTTTGAATGCTATGGCAATCAAGAATCAGGATTTGAAATACGCCGTGCGGGACGTAGTTTGCCCACACGTTTCCCCCGCATGGACCATGCTGACATGGCCGTGCGACTGTTTCAAAAGCGTCACAAAGCAGCGCAGCAAAACAGCAATCAAGATTACATACAAGAAAAATAACATGATAGTAACAGACCTATTTGAATCAGCACCTGAACAAGGCATGGCGGAAGCCCTGGGCGATAATAGACCCAAGCTAGGTAGCAAACGAGATCAAGGCAAGAGTGTTCGCCAATGGCGCCGGGACCGTGGCATGGACGAGTCGGGCATGTCGGAAGCCCACGGTAACTATGCAGGCGATACTCCGGTTAATCTTGGTGGTGTGTCCGTGAAGATGATACAGGCAGGTGACACTGTGCGGTATATTGACCAACAAGCACAAGTGGTTGACATGAGCCCGGACCGTAAATATTCCCGCATCACAATTCCATCCAGTGCCACTACAAAAACAGTGCTGACATCTGACCTACGACAACTGGGACAAGGCATGGCAGAATCCGATGACCAGCAGCTGGACGAGTTTAACTTGAAAGACCTTGGCTCTAAAATATTTGGCTCTAGACCCAATGCAAATGCAACGGCTGCCCCTGGATCATTGAGCACAATAGACTCAGCATATATGCCAAACCCAGCTACTGGCAAACCTTACACAGGAGCTGAACTAAGAGCTGCCGCTGCTCAAAGGGCAAAATCGGCAGCAGCATCTACTGAACCGGCTACAACCACCGTCGCTGCACCTACAGCACCGGCTACAACCACCGTCGCTGCACCTACAACACCGGCTCCATCAATTTCCAATGTGCCTTCAGGATACAGTAAGGTTACACAATCATTCAAGAAACCGAGCACAACACCGGCTACACCCAACGCAGCGGGCACCATTGGAACCTACAATAAAAAAACAGGAGCAGCAACGCTAGGTAATAAAACAATGTTAGCTTTTAAAGATTTATCTCAAAATTTGCCTCCAAACATTCAAAAACAACTTGCTGGAATAACCGAAGCATTGGCACAGCCAGTGGCAGAACTATTACAAATGGTTGAGACCAAGGAAGACGTACAACGTATCAAGAAATTTATTGACGACACATTTGTCAAACACGGTGCTGTACACGAATCTGCATTTGTGGTGCGTAACCAAATACTTGAGCACGTGACACAGGTTGGTGCGCAACAACGTAGAGATTTTGCAGCACAACAAGCACACTGAACATCCTTAGGACCGCACTAGTTGCGTGATGTAGGCGGCTTCTGCCTTGGACGGCCCAATTCGCTACTGGGAATCCAAAAAGAGCAATAACACATTGACATCTCCTACTGTATCAGTTATACTAGCTGACTACTTTAGGAGATTCTCATGGAAAACAAAACATTCAACGGCGACCAGAAAATTAAACTCACCCAGATCATCAATGAGGGCATGCAGGTCATGCACGAAATTGATACCCTACAAGGCGGCCTTACAGACACAGTCAAGGCTGTTGCAGAGGAACTGGAAATCAAACCAGCTGTGTTAAAGAAGGCAATCCGTCTGGCACACAAGGCCAGCTTTGGACAAGAACAACAGGATCATGAACTACTGGAAACAATTCTCACCACAGTGGGCAAGACATTATAAGTACTGCTTATATGCACAAACCCGGCGAAATATTTCCAATCAAGCAATTACAAGGCAAATATTGTCTTAGTCCATTTGTTTCACTGACAGTAGATGTGCGCGGCAACGCGGCCTTGTGTGGTTGTTTTTTTTGGATGCCAATACAAATTGGTAATTTATTAAAAACGCCCTTGCAAGATCTGTTGAAATCAAAGTTAGCACAAGATATAAGACAAAGCATCATCAGTGGCACTTATGAATTTTGCAATGAAAAAACGTGCGGGGTTATCAATAACAATCAATTAAACACTATTGAATCAATTCCGCCTAATATTTTGCCATTATTAGAAGATGCAGAAAAATTTATTATGCCGTATGAGATTGCATTTGCTGGGGATCTTACCTGTAATCTAAGTTGCCCTAGTTGTAGAAGTCGTGTGATTAAAATATCCGAGGACCAAGCAGCAGAACAACAACGAATTGGAAATATATTGTCGCAAAATATATTTGGGACAGCAACTGATCAACCAATTACATTGAGATTAAGCACCAGCGGTGAATTATTTGCCAGTCCGATGCTGTTGAATTTTGTTTCGTCGATTGAATATGACAAATTTCCTAATCTAAAATTAGAGGTTCAAACCAACGGATTGTTGTGCGAAAAATTTTGGTACAAATTAGGAGCAGCAGAATCAAGAATTACATCAATCACTATAACATTTGATGCTGCTCGCCCTGAAACTTATGAGATATTAAGGCGCGGGGGCAAATGGAAAGATTTACTTGCTGCAATGAAATTTTTATCAGATAAAAAACGCAACACTGGAATAATATTCAACACACGCATGGTGGTGCAAAGACAAAATTATCAAGAAATATTAGAATTTTATAATTTTAGTTTAGAACACAATGCTGATAGAATTGAATTTATTAGGTTGGCTGATTGGGGAGTATACGGATCTAAATTTTTTGACGAGGATGTACTAGACGCCACACATCCAGACTTCCTACAGGCACAACACCTGCTTAGCCAAGTATCTAATTTACCACGTACCTGGTTTGCAGGCGGCATTGATTTGACGACTAATAGCAGCACATAAATATGTGCGAATCGCCCACGTTAAGGGCAAGCAACACGGCTTACCGGCCATAAACGGAGATACATGAGTTATATTGACAGTCTTTTTGACCGAGAACACGACCGCATTCACGTGGTGGAACGCCGCAATGGCGAACGAGTATACAGAGAATATCCAGCAAACTTTGTGTTCTACTACGATGACCCCAGAGGCAAACATCGTAGCATCTATGACACGCCTGTGACAAGGTTCAGCACAAGAAACAACAAAGAGTTCCGCAAAGAAGTCCGATTACATTCAGGCAAGCAGTTGTATGAAAGTGATATCAACCCAATCTTTCGTTGCCTAGAGGACAACTACAAGGGGCAGGATGCTCCGGACTTGCACACAGCATTTTTCGACATTGAAGTAGACTTCAACAAGGATCGTGGATTCTCACCTGTGGATGATCCGTTCAATCCCATCACTGCCATATCAGTGTACCTGAACTGGCTGGATCAAATGGTCACCATGGCTGTGCCACCCAAGCACATGAGCATGGAGACAGCACAAGAACTGGTGGCTGATTTTGAAAACACATTCTTGTTTGAAGATGAGCGTGACATGATCAAGATGTTTCTGGATCTGATCGACGATGCAGATGTGCTGAGTGGCTGGAACTCAGAGGGCTATGATATCCCCTACACCATCAACAGAACCATCCGAGTTCTCAGCAAGGATGATACTCGCAAGTTCTGTCTCTGGGGCCAACATCCCAAGAAGCGCATGTTTGAACGCTTTGGTGCTGAACAAGAAACCTATGACCTGGTGGGACGAGTACACATGGACTATATGCAATTGTATCGCAAGTACACCTATGAAGAACGTCACAGCTACAGCTTAGATGCCATTGCCGAATACGAACTGGGAGAGACCAAGACACAGTTCGAAGGCACCCTGGATCAGTTGTACAATCAACACTTCAAGAAGTTTATTGAATACAATCGTCAAGATACTGCACTGCTAGACAAACTGGACAAAAAACTGCGCTTTCTAGAACTGGCCAGTGAACTGGCACATGCCAATACTGTGCTACTACAGACCACAATGGGTGCTGTGGCAGTGACTGAGCAGGCCATCATTGTGGAAGCACATGAACGTGGATTTGTTGTGCCCAACCGCAAGCAACGCAACGACACGGAAGACAATCAAGCAGCAGGTGCCTATGTTGCATATCCCAAAAAAGGTCTGCACGAATGGGTAGGGTCAGTTGACATCAACAGTCTATATCCTTCGGCTATTCGAGCACAGAACATGGGACCAGAAACTATCGTGGGTCAGTTGCGCCAGACCATGACTGACCATTACATCAAGGACAAGATGGCCAAGAACGGAGGCAAGTTTGCAGATGCCTGGGAGAACTTGTTTGGCAGTCTCGAATACACCGCTGTGATGAACACAGAAGTTGGCACAGTGATCACGATTGACTGGCAAGACGGTTCAGAAAGCACACACTCGGCAGCAGAGATCTGGAAACTGATCTTTGACAGCCACCAGCCCTGGATTCTCACTGCCAACGGTACTATTCTTACATATGAGAAGAAGGGTATTATTCCTGGCTTGCTGGAACGTTGGTACTCGGAACGCAAGGACATGCAGGCCAAGAAAAAAGCAGCAACAGATCCCAAGGACATTGCGTTCTGGGACAAGAGACAACTGGTCAAGAAGATTAACTTGAACAGTTTGTATGGTGCTATTTTGAATCCCGGCTGTAGATTCTTTGACAAGCGTATTGGACAGAGTACCACGCTGACAGGTCGTGCTATCGCTAGACACATGGATGCATACATCAATGAATGCATCACTGGTGAGTATGATCATGTGGGCGCAGCAGTTATATATGGTGATACAGATTCGTGTTATTTCAGTGCCTGGTCTGTGTTGAAAAATGAAGTTGCAGAAGGTCGCATGGAGTGGAGCAAGGAAACTTGTATTCAACTGTATGATTCCATTGCTGATCAAGTGAATGATTCGTTCCCGGGCTTTATGGAACAGGCATTCCATTGTCCAAGAAGCATGGGCGAACTGATCAAGTGTGGTCGTGAGATGGTGGCAGATCGCAGCCTGTTTATTACCAAGAAACGTTATGCTGTGAACATCATTGACCTTGAAGGCAACCGACTGGACGTGGGCGGCAAGATTGGCAAGACCAAGGCCACTGGCCTGGATCTAAAACGTTCGGACACCCCCAAGGTTATTCAAGAGTTCTTGTTGGAAATTCTAAACAAGATCTTGAGTGGTACACAACGTGATGACGTGATTGAACATATTCGCAAGTTCAAGTATGAATTCCGGGAACGGCCGGGCTGGGAGAAAGGTTCGCCCAAGCGTGTGAACAACTTGACCAAGTATGGTGCAGAAGAAGCAAGACTTGGCAAAGCAAATATGCCTGGGCACGTTAGAGCAGCCATGAACTGGAACAACCTGCGACGAATGAACGGCGACAACTACAGCATGCAGATTGTGGACGGCATGAAGACCATTGTGTGCAAACTCAAGTCAAATGCTCTGGGCTGGACGTCAATTGGATATCCCACAGATGAACAACGCTTGCCCACCTGGTTTACGGAACTGCCATTTGACAACAGCCTAATGGAAGCCACAGTTGTGGATCAAAAGATTGACAACTTGCTGGGTGTGCTGGAATGGGATCTTGTGGCTGCAACCAATACTGAAAATACATTCACAAGTTTGTTTGATTTCACATGACACTGAAAGAAATTGTTGCCTACATCAATCTGCTGGACTCGCTGAGTATCAGTGCTGAGACGCAGGAAGCTGTGCGGCTGCTGGACAGTGTGTTGCATGTGGTGGGCAATCACTCAATACAACTGGACTCGTATGGTAAAAATCTTAGACAGAATTTTTCCAGCATTACTACAAGTGTGGATGAATTTTCAAGCACACTTGGTCAGCTGAAGCAACGTCTGCACCGCCTGGTTGAAGAATACGAGCCACAGTATTTTACAGAAAGCAAAAGGGTGTTTGATCACGAAATGCCTTTTGAAAGTACAGATTATATTCTTAATCGTCGACTGGGCATTGACGAGGACAGCAATATTCTGTTACGCAGTCACCTGAGAAATCTAAGCGACTGGAGAATTCCCGGCATGATTATTCGCCCAGGTCAAGATACTTTTATTGAAGATCTGGTGCCCATGGATCCCTTGTATCTTGTGGATCAGCATCAGGATCTTATACAGCCGTCAGTGTCAAAGTTCACACCCGAGTATCAGCGCCGACTGAGAGAGTATGTGATCAATGACCGAACTGACCAGCCAATCATGGCCACACTGCCGCAGGGTCAATTTGGCCTGGTGTTTGCCTACAACTATTTCAATTACAAACCAATTGAAATAGTTCGACGGTATCTCACTGAGATTTTTGGTGTACTACGTCCAGGCGGAGTACTGATAATGACCTATAATAACTGTGACCGAGCCCAAGGCGTGGGCTTGGCTGAACGCAACTTCATGTGTTACACACCGGAAAGATATATTCGTCAACATGCTGAATCTGTTGGGTTCGACTCAACATTTTCACACAACGGGGCCGGCGATTTGAGCTGGCTAGAGTTCAGTCGCCCCGGAGAAATCACCAGCCTGCGTGGTGGACAAACTTTAGCCAGAATACTTGCACGATCTAAATAAACACTGTATACTTACTTTTAAGGAGAATTTTAATGAGAGATTATTTACTAGACT